CGGAAGTTCGCGACATTGGCGAAGCGATCGCGGCAGGTCGCAAGCGCCCGGTCGCAGCCGAGCCCGAAATTCGGATGGTCGTGCGCCACCGTACAGCGCGCGTCGCCGAGCACGGCGTCGCAATAGAGCGAATAGAGCCGCCCGTGCGTGGTGTTCAGTGCCTGCTGGCCACTGCGCAGCTCGGCGCGAAACTGCCCGTCCTCGCGCACGATCTCGCCGATCGTCGCCCGCCTGAGCAGCACGCGCTGGCTCACATCGCGCCAGTTGACGCGCCAGGTCTCGACCAGCGCGCCGTCATAGAGCCCGGCCTCGATGTCCGCCTCGGTGATCGCGTCCGAGCTCAGCACGCCGAGCACCTCGGCCGTATCCGCCTGCGGCCCGAGCTTCTGCGGCACGTCGGTGCCGTCGAGCCCGGTCACGGGGACATAGTCGGTCCCGTCAAAACTCAGGGTCTGGTCGTGATCGGTGAAGCCGAGCACCACGGCGTCGGCGCGGGTCAGCTTCCAGCAATTGCAGAGCGTCGTCGCGCCGCTCGCGATGTGCGCAGCCAAGCCCGCATCCAGCGTCCTCATTCGCGCACCTCGATCAGGGGAATGGACGGCGCGTTGGCCGCGTCGAAATTCGTCAGCTCGATATCGAGCCGGTCGATGTCGAAGCGCACCGGCACGTCGAACAGGAAGCCGGCGGTCACCGCCTCGCCTACTGCCGGCGCCGCGGCCAACGTCACCAGCCCGGTCAGCACGTCCACCGAAAATCCGGTGGTCAGCTCCGTGCCGTCCACGGCCACGCGCACGCTGCCCGCCACCGGCTTGGTGATCGGTCGCGCATAGGGGTCGAAGCTCGCGCCGTAGGTCTTGCTGAGCTGGAACGCCGTTGTGGTGCCATCGCCCGCGCCGATGACCTGGTCTGTCGGTGTCGGCGTGCCGTCCCCGCCATTGCTCGACTGGTCGAGCCCGTCGCGCCACAGGAAGGAATGGAACCGTCCGCGCCGCTCCTCGAAGAACGCCAGCACCGCCTGCATGTCGGCGCGCGACTTCACGCCATAGCCGGCATTGTAGCGCCGCCGCGACTGCGCCCAGCGCGCGTTGCGCTCCTCGCGGCCGCTCGACAGCGTCACGATATCGGTCATCCGCTCCGGCCCGCCGCGGGCGCCGAGCGCAATGTCGAGGGGAAAGCGGGTTGCATGAAAGGCCATCAGCTCGCCCTCGTCCCGCGCTTTACGGCCCTCAGCAGCATCGCCGAGATCTCGGCCTCGCTTGCGGCAAAGCTCCGCGCGTCGGTCGCCGTGACATTGAACGTCACGTTGACCGGCGCCGCGTTTCCCGCGAGTCCGAGCGTGCCGTCGGCCCCACGCGACAAGGGCAGGATCGCCTCCGGTCCCGCCTCGCCGGCCAGCGCCGTGCCGGTGCTGGTCGGAAAGTAGGTCGGCGCCGCCACCACGCCGCCCCTGGCGAAGGCCGTCACCCCGCCGGCCGCCGGATCGAGCGCCGTGAACAAGCTGTCCACCGCCCCCGAGATCAACGAGCTCACCGGCTTGAGCGCGGCCTTGAGCGCCATGTCCGAAAAGGCCTTGCCGATGTCGCCAAGCACGCCCTGCAGCGACTTGCCGTCGGTCACTGCGCCGCGGAACGCGCTGGTCAGCGACCGGCCGACGCTGTCGGCCAGGCTGCCCACCCGCGCGAGTTCGACGTTCACGTCGCCGAGCTGCGCTGACAAGTCGTTGAAGCCATCATCGGCCATCGGGGAACCGCTCCATCATCTGTTTCAGTCGAGCTCGGTCCGGCGCGCCGCCGCGCGCGCCGCTCAGTGCCTCGAACGCCGCCGCCAGCTCGCGCGGCGTCAGGCCCCAGAATTCCTTGCTGCTCAGCTTCAGCACGCCGAAGCCGAGCTGCATCGCGTCGCGCCAGGGGAACGGCGTCATGCCGAGCCTCCGAACGTCGCGCGCAGCAGCCGCGCCGCGATCTCCGCCGCGCCCTTAAGGCCGCCTTCGATCGAGAGCCGCGCCAGCTCGTCGTCGGTCAGCGCGTTGCCGCCGCCGCGCAGACCCGCGCCGAGGATCGCGAGCAGGTCGCGCGCCGACACCCGCCCCGCCGCGAAGCGCTCGCTCAATCCCACCAGATCGCCGGCACCGAGCCGCGCCTCGAGCTCGGCCAGCGCCCCCAGCGTCAGGCACAGCACCCGCTCCTCGCCGCCGATCACGGCCGCGATTTCGCCACGTTGGATGTTTGGCATAGTCACTTGTGCTCGCTTGTGTTAGGATGTGTACAACTGGTTGAAATAAAGACAGCAGAGGCGGCCATGGCCGAAACCACCACCATTACCGTGCGCATTCCCGTCGAAGTTCGGGAGAAGCTCGACCGGCTTGCAAAAATCACCGATCGCAGCCGCTCGTATCTCGTTGCCGATGCCCTGGCGGAGTTCGCCGATGACGAATTGGAGGTCCTCGAGGGCATTCTCGAAGGCATCGACGATGCCGACGCGGGACGCGTCATGACCAGCGCCGAAGTGCAGGCTGGTCTGGATAAGCGCCTCGCAGCTCATCGGGCGACGCGCCGGCCGAGAAAAGCTTCCGCGCGATGAGGGCCGTCCACTGGACCGCACGGGCAAATGCGTCCATCGGCGCGATCTTCGATTATCTCGCCGAGCGCAATGCCGAGGCCGCCCACCGTGTCACGTCACAGATCGTCTCCGCCGGCGACGCGCTCGGTGTGCACGCGACAGGCAGGCCAGCGCGAATACCGGGAACGTTCATCAAATCGCTGCCCGACCTGTCGTACGTGCTGACCTATCGCATCGACAGGGGGCCGGGTGACGAGCGTATCGTGATCCTTGATGTCATCCATTCGCGTCGAAGTCGCGCCGCTCGCCTTTAGTCCGCCGTGAACGTCACCTCCCCCGCGCTCTCCAGCGAGATGTTGAACGTCACCTCGCCGGCGTGATCGCCGGAGAATTCGAGCGCGGTGATCTGGAACGGCCCCGCGATGGTGCCGAACTCCGGCAGGATCAGTTGCCAGTTGCGGATCGTGCCGGCGAAGAACAGCGCGCGGATCTGCTCGTCCGACGCCTGGTCCTTGAAGATGCCGTTGCCGCTCACCGAAGCGCGCTTGATGCCGGCCCCGTCGAGCAGCTCGCGCCAGCGCCCGGCGCTCTCGGCGTCGGTGACGTCGATGCTTGCCGCGTTGAGCGCCAGCGAGCGCGTCTTCAGGCCGGCGACCGTCAGGAAGCTGCCGCTTCCCGTCTGGTCGAGCTTCAACAGCATGTCCTTGCCGCTCTGGGCTGCCATGGTGTCCTCAGTCGTTGGGTTCGGAGTAAAACGTCATCGCAATCGCGGCGCGGGCCCGGCCCGTTGTGGCGTCGATCGCGGTATCGGTACGGTCGTGGCGCCGCAGCGTCACGCGCAGATCGCCGGAGTCGAGGTCGGCTGCGAGCGCGGTCGACACCAGCGTCTCGGCCAGCGCCACCACCGCCTTGCGGCTCGCATCCGCCACCCAGGCGTGAAGCAACAGCCGGTGCTCGAAGCCCGGCGTGCCGTCGCCGTCGTGTGCCAGCACATCGTGCCGCGCGATCGTCAGATAAGGCGGCAGCACGTCTGTCGGCGGTGCATCGAACACCGTCAGCGAGGCCGCCCGCAACGCCGCCACCAGCGTCGCCTGCAGCGCGAGGATCGGATGGGTCATCCGGTCACCGCCCGCGCCGTGCACTGGCAGCTCAGATAACTCCGCCGGCCGTTGAGGTCGCCCACCGCCAGCACATCCAGCGTCGTGCCGCGATAGGCGATACGGTCGCCGGCCTTGAGGTCGGAGCGGAAGCGCATCACCACCGAATGACTGATGGTCTGGCCGCGCCCATCGCTTTCCAGCGCGGCGCGCGCCGCCAGCGGCCGCACCCGCGCCCAGGTCCAGGCGAGCGGCGTAAAGGTCACCACCTCGCCGCCCTCGTCTTCGCCGGCCGTCACGCGGCGGAGCAATTGCACGCGGTCGGTCAGCGTGCCGATCGGCGGCACCACGGGGTCGCTCATACCGCCACCTGCCGGTAGCCGCGCAGCGCGGCCTCGAGGCCGGCCGGCCGCGAGGTGAGGCCGTCGCGGTTGTCGTACCAATAGGCGACGAGCATCAGCACCGCCTGCTTCAGGTCCGTCGGCACGTCCGCCGCGGCGCCGTAGCCGGCGGTGTAGTCGATGCTGAGCGTCTCGTAGCCCTCGTCGGGCAGCAGCGCCGCGTCGCCCTGCAGCGTAGCGGCGATATCCTCGCCGTCCGCGGTCGCGGCGGTGATCGCGCTCACCGGGACCACCGGCAGCACCACGACGGGCCCGGGCGGGCACTCGAGGGTCAGCCGCCAGCTCTGGGTGACCAGCGCGCGGCCGGTGAAGCTTTCGACCTCGAGCCGCGCCGCGGCGATCAGCGCCGTCACCAGCGCGTCG